TTGGCGGCTGCCCTCGCAGAAGCTCGTCGCCGGAAGTGTGCGGTCGCTGTCGCGAAGCTCGATCGTCTCAGTCGCGACGTTCATTTCATCAGTGGCCTAATGGCGCACCGGGTCCCGTTCCTGGTAGCTGAATTAGGTACAGACATCGACCCTTTCGTGTTGCATCTGTTCGCTGCTTTGGCCGAGAAAGAAAGAGCAATGATTGGCAAGCGCACCCGCGAAGCATTACAGGCAGCCAAGGTTCGGGGCGTAAAATTGGGCAACCCAACCCTTAGCAATGCCCAGCCCCTTGCCGTTGCTGCCATCAAGGCTGAGGCGGATCGGCATGCGGCAAACATTCTCCCGATCATCGAACAGATCAAAAGCAGTGGAGCAACTACATTGCGGTCAATTGCGCAAGCATTGAACGCGAGGGGGATTCCGTCGCCACGCGGCGGTCGTTGGCATGCGATGGGAGTACGAAATGCCATGAAGCGGCAAGGCGACAAAACGCAAGTGATGGACCAAAAGCACAAGATGCCGGCCGACAAGGCGAGCTAGAGTGGAGCGTTGAGATCAGAAAACAAGGTTGGCGAGACAACCGCCCCGGTCAGCCCATGCCATCACCCCGCTTGTGAGGCTCGACCATTTTGGCCAGCTGCTCGAAGAGATCGGCATTCTCAAGCAGCAATGTGTGCAGCCTTTCAGTCATGGCGACCTGAGCTTGCTGGCGCATCTCGGCCGGCTTGTCGCGGTCGTGCTGCTCCGCTTCCTGGGCTTTGGCTTCAAATTGATCAAGCATGGCAAACGCCCCTGTCTACCGTTTGCGAGAATAACACAGCCGCTCTTGCCAGGTTCCCAGCATTGTGAGGCCATTGATCGCGCCAATCCGCTGGCCTGGGAGGACTTTCAACTGAAGGATACGCTCGCAATTTTGTGAGTTGTCCGGGTCATTGCCGCTCGCGTTACGAGGACCCCACGCTCATAGGAGGTGACTGCGCGGCCCCCGAGCTGCTCGACAAGGACCGTCTCCTGCCCCCGGGCTTCCACCAGCCGCGATTTTAGTGGCACACAACCAACTGAAGCTCGCCAACCGAGCTGCCGTGTCCGAGGGCGGGCAAAACCGGCGAGCATGAGGGCCCCGGCTAGGCTCCACTCCGCCGCCGGTCCCTCCGACCTTCTATCTGCTTCGCTCATCGGGTTTGGCGCTGGGACGTGCTCTCGCTGGGACGAACCTCGCACCGATTGGCTTCTCGCATCACCAGATCGCGCAGTAGTTTGAGGTCAGAGGTAAGTTGTTTTGGCCAACATGCGCTGAGCGGTTCTATGCTCACGTCGTCGATGTCGCGCTCAGCAGTGCTGACCGCTTCCATGGCCTTGGCAAGCTCATGAGCTGCATGGACCAACGTTTCGTGTTTAGTCATTGCCGCCTTCCCGGCGGGTCCTTCGAGGAACCGCTCTGCTTATACGCGGCCAACCTACGCCCCGGTTCCAGTGTTAAGCGCGACCGTTTCGGTCCCGGATAGCGCCAACTCCTCCCAAGCGGAGCTTGTTATCTGACACAAAGCTGGAGCACTCGTCTCAACAGCGTATGCCTCGGAAGGCCCCCGATCAAGCGCTCAGCCCTCGACGATCTCGTAGTGCTTCCGCAGTTCGGCGAGAAGCGCATCCGCCTCGGGATAGGCTCGGCGTCGGTGCCTCCTAGCTGCGCGATGACCTTAGCCAGCCTAGCCCCAGGCGGAGTGCTCGGCTTCGGCGTGTTACTGGTCGCAACGGGCATCTTCTGTGGCTTCCGAAACATGATTGGCAGGCGCGAGCAAAGACGCTGCATGAAGCGTTGCATACATCGGCCGGTGGTCGCGCCCTGTTTGGTTCAACCGGGCGATGCTCGCCGAGCTTTACCGCCTGGATCAGACGACACTTCCTCCGTTGTTGCAGAAGGGCTCCGGTTCTCCCATCCGGGGCCCTTTTGCAGGTGGCTGCCGCGCTGGTCGCGCTTTCTTTTAGGAAGCCTCTATGTTCACCAACTACTACGAAATCCTGGAAATCAGTCCGAATGTCACCTCGGAAACGATAAATCGTATGTTTCGTTACCTCGCTAGGCGCTACCATCCCGACAATCAGGATACTGGCGATGTGCGCCGCTTCAGCGAAATCTTGGATGCCCACAATACGCTCAGAGACCCGACGAAACGTGCAGAATACGACCTCGAGCATAAAAACTATTCGCATTTCGGCCCAGAATTGGCCGATGAGGTCAATGACAGTAAAGGCCTCGAGCGGGATGTCGACATTCAGGACAAATTGCTATCCTTGTTTTACGTCAAACGCCGGCAAAACATCAAAAATCCCGGCATGAGCGAATTCGAAATTGAACGCTTGTTAGGCGCGCTTAAGCATCTGGATTTTCATCTCTGGTATCTGAGGGAAAAAGGCTGGATAAGAAGACAAGAAGACGGAATGCTGGCGATTACGGTAGAAGGGGTCGATCGCGCCAAATCCGAAGATCACCGTGAGGTCGCCAAATTGCTGACGGATCAGAGCCAGCGAGGCTGAGGATTTGTCGCGTCCCTTCAGAACGGGCTCGCAGAATAGCGGACTTCTGGTTTGGTCGCACTGTGCCGCTCTCCGCGAAGGATCAGGCGGTCATCGCTGCCATTCAAGCGCGGAACGCTTCTACGGCTGCGACGGGTGACGTGCCGCCGAGACAATGTGTGTCAGCTCACCCGCGCGGACTTCATGGACCTCGGCCTAGCGGTCGCTGGATCGTGTGGAAGCCCAGCTTCGTGATGTCGCCCACCCACCTGAATGTGGTGTCGTAGGTGCTTTCCACATCGATCATGAGATTTGTGAAGGCTCAGACCATCGCGTCGGCGCGATCAGGCGAGCGCTCGCCGACATAGCCGCTCGTCGAGAAGTTCGTAAGCTGGTCCTCGAGCTCCGGGAACCTGCCCCAGTGGCGGATGCGACCATCGCCTCGCTCGTCTGGATAGAGCGTCGCCACTGGCTCAGCTCGAACGTGCTTGCCGCGTGAGCCGGTCATCACAGTGACCGGCATCATGTCGTCGGCAGCCTTCAGGGTGAACTCCACCATCGCGCCGCCATAGTTGATCTCAGCAACCACGGCATCGGCTTTCCAACGATGATAGGCAGCGACGGCCACGCGACCCCATACGGCGGGACCGTCTCGCACTGAACAATCCTCCAGGACATACCCGATGCCGTCTGGGGTGAGGCCGCACACCACGATGCCGATCTCGTCCGAGCGCTTGTCCTCCTTGCCGACAGCGCCGCTCGGATCGACAGCCACCACGATGCGCTTCAACTGCGGCACTGGCCCACTGATGCGCGCGCGCTCGATCTGCTCATACGTCCACAGCGCGCCCTCGACCTCGTTGATGTATGCCCCCTCGTAGAAGCGCTTGCGCTGCTTTTCGGGTAGGTTGGCCAGCGAGGCCAGATACTCGGGCGTGAGGTTGGCGGCATTATCAGCAGGGTTAAGGAAAGCCCTCTTGTAATTCTCGGGGTCGGACAGCGGTGCGCGGGTGAGGGGATCGACGTGTAGACCGAACTCCTGGTTCGTCCAATGAGCCGAGCCTCCAGGGTTGAGATCGTAAAACGCTCGCTGCCTGAGCCCTGGAATGAGCTGCGCCAGTCGCGTGCGAGCCACAAGGACTGACGAGTAAGGAATGTCGCTGCACTCATTGAAGTAGCGTTGCGTATTCATTACCGAGGAGCTTCTCGACTTGGTCCTGATCACCGAGGCCGCCGATCCATATCTGCGATCCATTCGGGAGCTGCACGTAGTTCCCGCGCACCGTGTGGATGGTCAAGCCAGGGAAACCCTCGCGGACAACCTTCGGCAATGTGTCCTGGCCGATGGATGCCCACGCAGCGTTGCCGCGATAGCGCAGGACCACATGTCGAGATTGCTCCGCGATCAGTGCGCGGTTCACGATCTGCCGCACGATCAAGAACGTCTTGCCGGATCGCGAGCCACCCACCAGCATCGTGTGGCGCTGCGGCCCCTGCATCAGCTTAAGCGCGCGCTCCTGACCTGGATTAGGCGTGAAGTGCGGCGAAGCAACGCGCCACTCAAATG